CTTGAAAATGCTAGACTAGCTCTTAAGGAAGCTTTTGATCCCCATCTTAAAGCCATGTTGTCAGCAAAACTTCAAGAAGATGATGATGATGATGAGTTTGAGGTGGAACCTGAAGCGGAACCCGAAGTGGAGCCCGAAGTGGAGCCCGAAGTGGAGCCCGAAGTGGAGCCCGAAGTGGGAGAAGATGAAGTGGAAGTTTCTGCAGAACAAGAAGAAGTTCCATTGGATGGTGAAGAGGAAGAAGAACTTCCTGGCGAAGACGATGATTTTGAGGAAGAGGATATACTTGACCTCGAATCTATTATCAAAGAACTTGAAGATGAACTTGAAGTTGAGCCTGAGGATCTTGAAGAGCCTGTAGCGACAGCCGGAGAGCAAGAAGAGCTTGAAGATGAAGAGCCTGAGGAAGAAGACGGTGATGTTTTTGAAATTGATGAATCTTTATTTGAAGAAGACGATGAAGAAGACGATGAAGAAGAAGTTGAGCCAGTTGAATCAGAAGAACTTGATAAAACTAAAGCAGAACTTGATGAATATAAAGAAGCTGTTAAGTTTTTGAAAGATAAACTTCATGAAGTCAATATCTTGAATGCTAAACTCTTATTTACAAACAAATTGTTTAAAGAATTTGTTCTTAACAGAGATCAGAAACTTAGAGTTGTAGAAACATTTGATCGAGCGCAAACTACTCGCGAAATTAAACTTGTTTATTCAACTTTGGTTGAAAGCTTTAAAGACGAACCGGTTATACACAAATCAAAACTTAGAGAATCAGCTAGTGCTAAAACCGATTCTACTAAACCTTCTAAGGAATCTAAAAAAGTGATTACTGAAGAAGGCCACGTAGCAGAGAGGTTTAGAAAACTTGCTGGTTTAATTTAATTATTTTTTTAATTTAGGAGAAGTTAAATGTCAAAATATATAAACGAAGCATTACTAGATGCTTCTCCATATAAGGATCAACAGGAAGATGCTGTAAAGTTAGTATCCAAATGGGAACGTACTGGACTGCTGGATGGTATTAAAGGTGATTTTAAACGTGGTGGTATGGCTCAGTTACTTGAGAACCAGGCTCGCCAATTAGTTAGTGAAGCATCTTATACAAGTCCGTCTGCTGGAAGCGCTGGAACATATAAAGGCGATGAAGAGTGGTCAGGTGTGGCATTACCATTAGTTCGTAGAATTTTTGGTGAAATCGCCGCACAGGAGTTTGTATCAGTTCAACCCATGAATTTACCGTCGGGTCTTGTCTTTTATCTTGATTTTCAATATGGTTCAACTAGAATGGGAATGGATAAAGATAGTTCTCTTGCAGGTAAAACGGGCAGATATAGCCCATCAGGATCTGCTGCACCTTACGGTGATGGCAGCTATGCTGGTGGTTTCTACGGCGCTGGTCGCTATGGATTCACATTATCAACAGGTTCAGAAAGTAGCGTTACTTGGACTACGGCTCAAGCATCATGGAAAGATGTCAATTTCAATTCTGAATTGAGTTCTTCTGTAAATGCTGGTAAAATCTTCAAGAGTACTGGGACTATTTCAAGTACTGATGTAGATAAGCTTGCAATTCGTGCTGCCGTTATTTCATCTGGATCTATTAGTAACAACAACCCAAACGGCGCAGGTATTGGGGCCGGAAATAGCGTCTACGGAGTATTTCCAGAACTAACTAGTATTTCTGGGGATAGCGGTGCAGCCGGAACATTAACATGGTTTGCATCTGCGTCAGTAGCAGCAGATATTCACGATAGTGATGCTGACTTAACAGTTCATTATCCTTTGTATACTTCAGAAGCTGTACGTGGCGATTGGGAAGATACAGGTGGCAATGCAACACAGGATTCATTACAGATTCCGCAAGTTGATATTGAGTTAAAATCACGCCCTATTGTTGCTAAAACACGTAAGTTAAAGGCAGTATGGACACCCGAACTGGCACAGGATCTAAACGCGTATCATAGCGTTGATGCTGAAGCAGAATTAACATCTATGTTAAGTGAGTACATTTCGATGGAAATCGATTTGGAAATTCTTGATATGTTGATTTCTGATGCACAGACAGTTGATTATTGGTCTGCAAAGATTGGTAATGACTATAATGCTGCAAACAATGCGTTTAGTACAACTGCGGGCGGGACTTTCACGGGAACACGATTTGAATGGTGGCAGACACTTGTTGCTAAAATTCAAAAAGTTTCAAATGAAATTCATAAATTAACATTGCGTGGTGGCGCAAACTTTGTTGTTTGTGGACCTAAAGTTGCAACAATACTTGAATCATTGCCAGGATATATGGTAGATACTGATGGTGATAAGTCACAGTTTGCTATGGGTGTACAGAAAATCGGTGGAATTTCTAATCGATGGACTGTTTACAAAAATCCATATATGACTGAGAATACGATTCTTGTTGGATTCCGCGGTGGTAACTTCCTAGAAACAGGTGCTGTATATGCTCCTTATGTACCGCTGATTATGACACCTCTTGTGTATGATCCTAATGATTTTACACCAAGAAAAGGCGTTATGACTCGATACGCTAAGAAGATGATCAGACCTGAATTTTATGGTAAGATCTACGTTGATAGCTTGGATGTTGTTTAATTTAAGCTAGACTAAAGTTAATAAAAAAGGCCGAATTTATTTCGGCCTTTTTTTATTCATCTATATCATTAATCTTTATATTTATATAAGACAACTATAATATAATATTGGAGATTTTAAATGTCAAAATTTGCTTATGTATATGTTGATCCGACATTAAATGCTAGCGGAAGTACTCCCTATGGCATATATGACAATGATTCTACATTTCAAGCTGACAGCATTACAGTAACTAAATGGGTAGCCCGGCGATTGGGATTTCCAGTTATGCAATTAGAAATATATAGTGGATCTATTTGGGCATGTTTTGAAGAAGCAGTATCAGAATATTCATTGCATATAAATAATTATAATATGAAAAACTGGTTATGGGATCAGTACGGGTCGAGTAATAGAATTTCCGGGTCTTTAACTACGGGAAGTAATGAACCCACCCACCCACATATGGGAACGACTTTTATGTTATCAGATCAGTATGGTCAAGCAGCGGTGGTTGGTGGGGATGTCACTTTAAAGAGTGGTTCAATATCATTAGTTAAAGATCAACAAGATTATAATTTAAGTAATTGGGCAGCAGTATCTGAGAGCAGTAATAGACTTATTATACAAAGAGTTTATAATCAAGGTCCGGCTTCAATTACTAGATTTTATGATCCCTTTGCAGGAAGTTTTGAGCAAAGGCAGATGTTAGATGCCTTTGGTCTTGGTAATGTAGCACCCGCTATAACATATACAATGAGACCAATTTCATATGATATATCTAGAGCGCAAGCAATTGAAACTAACGATTTGGTTAGAAAATCAGCTTATTCATTTCATATAGTTAATAATGTTCTTAAAATATTTCCCAGACCGGCAAGTACCGATGCTGGGGATAAAATTTGGTTTGATTATTATGTTAGAAATGATGTTGCTGATATATCTAAATCTTATACAACTTATAAAGTATCCGATCCCAGTAATACTCCTTATAAATTTATTACTTATAATGAAATAAATTCAGCGGGTAGGCAGTGGGTTAGAAAGTTTACTTTAGCTTTGGCTAGAGAACTGTTGGGTATAATAAGAAGTAAATACTCATCTTTACCACTCCCCAATGGAGAAATGACTATGGATGGCGAGTCGCTTAAAGCTGAGGGCCGCGAGGAAAAGGATAATTTATTAACTGAACTTAAAGAATTTCTTGATAGCGTTACATTATCAGAGAGGTCTAGAGCTGAGGCCGATACTGCAGAAGCTAATCAACAAGTGTTATCAAGGTCTCCTTTACAGATTTATATCGGGTAAGAGAAAATGGCAACTAGACCCTTTTTTGTCCCGCAGAAAGAGATAGATCTTATAGATTCTTTTAATGAAGAGCTTATTGATAATATATTATCACAATATGTTGACATATATAAAGTTTCAGTTGAAAATACAGAAGAAAATTTATATGGGGAATCTTCAACAAAATATTTTGATAAGGGGTTTCGTGTAAACTGTTTAATTTCATTTGAAGAACCAACAATTGAACAAAATGATTTTGGGCCAGATATGAATGCTAATTTAGAATTATATTTTCATAGAACTACCCTTAAAGATGCAAATTTTTATCCAGAAATGGGCGATATTGTTGATTGGAATGATATTTATTGGGAGATTAATGCTGTAACGGAACCCCAACTTATAGCAGGACATCAAGCATTTAAACATATGATTAAAGCAGTAGCTAATAGGGCGAGATTATCAGGATTACAAATTGAAGAGAGACCAAGATGATTAAATTAAAAGATATATTATTTGAAGATGAGATGAGAGATAAATATCGTTTAGTTGTTATATTCCACTATGATCCCGAATATCCAGATGATTTAGATGTTAAAAAAAGATGGGAGCCTGAGGTAGAAAAAATATCGTCTGAATATTATATGGTTGAAATGGATGGGGCATATATTATTAAAAAAGATGGCGCAATAACGATTCATAACGCAGACGATAAAGATGGATTTGCAATTGATCCAGAAAATACTTTAGTTTTAGTAAAAGAGGTAGCTGATGCTACTAAAAAAATGTCTTGGTTAGACGAAATTATTTCTTTAGAACGGGGTGGAATATTTTGTGTAAATCCGAGTAACTGTAAACGAATTTGCGCTGACAAGTATTTAAGTATGTTATATTTTGCAGATAATGGTTTAAGACAGCCAAAAACAGTTCTTGTTGGAAATGATAAAACAGTTTTAAATGACTTTGAAAGATTAGAAACACAATATCCTATAATTATGAAAACTTCTTCTGGAACTCAAGGTGTTGGAGTTTTATTTATAGAGAGTGAAAGATCATTGATGGCAACAACACAACTAGTCTTTAAATTAGATAAGAAAGTAGATTTATTATTACAAGAATATATCAAAACATCATATGATGTTAGAGTTCATGTTTTACATGGAGAAATTTTGGGGGCCATGAAAAGAGAGGTTATCCCAGGTGATTTTAGAAGTAATTATTCACAGGGGTCAGAAACACTTCCTTTTGATCTTACAAAGTTAGAAGCGGATGAATGTATTAAAGCTGCTAAAGTTGTTGATGGAATTTGGGTAGGAGTAGATTTTATACCTTCTGAAGATAGAGAAAATGAACCACCATTTATGCTTGAAGTAAATTCAAATCCCGGAACCTCTGGTATAGAAAAAACTCTTAAGAGAAATATAGTATCGGAAGTTTTAGAGTCATTTGAGGATAGAAGTATATGGTTAAAGCCAGAACCATTTAAATCAATTTATGATTAGGTGGGAGGTATAAAATGTCAGTTCAACCATTAGTAACAAGTAAAATTATTATAAAAAAAGAAATGCATGACGTAAGTTATGAATCAAAAGATGTAAAGATACCTATAAAGGAATCAAATAATGCAAAATTAACTTCTATTTATGAAGAACCGTATACTAATACTACTGGAAATATTGATGTTAGTGAGTTGGCGACATCAATTGCTGCGAAAATGATGGCCGACCAAGTAAAAATACCTAAAAGAAAAGTGGTAGAGGTAGATATAAAGCGAGAAATAGCTATAGGTAATGTTGATAAAACTGCAGTTAAATCTCAGACCTATAAAGGACCAGTTAATAATAAAGTAGCTCAATTGCGAGCGTTAAGGAATAAATAATGTCAGTAAAAACTATTACTAATCCCCACGCACTTAGAAAAGAAAATATAAATCGCGCGCAACAGCGCAGTTTGCGATCAGTTACAGTGGGAAATAAAGAGCGGTCAACCGTTCCAGGTAAAGATTTTACAAAGGGTTTTACAATAACATTAAAAGACATTGATGAGTCTGTTATAAATCACATTAAAAATATAATGAAACCAGTTGTTAAAGAGGCGGGAGAAGTTATAAAGGTTCCTATTTTATATGGAAACGAGGAACGGTGGAAGGCCATTAGAAAAAATGGTGTAATGCGAGACAAAAATAATGTAATTATTTTACCAGTAATGGTTATTAGAAGAACTGATGTTAGCATGAACGATGCAATGCCGCTGTCTTTTGATAATGATGTTAGAGGTGAATTTATTCAAGTTGCTAGGTCTAATCAGTGGTCTAGAACAAATAGATATGATAGATTTGCCGTTCAACAA